TTAAACCGAACTTATAATATAGGAATCATGGCGATCATTATCCATCAGATAAGCATATTTCCACCATACAAGGTAGTCGAAGCAGTCCGACAGGTGGGTAGCGTGTTCCTGCGGGATAGAGGTAGAGCGCTCCGAGCTTTTGTCCTTCTCGAAAGAGTCTTCTTTCTGCTTAAGCCCTGCATTCTCCATGGATACAATTAGGTTGGGGCAGTTGTCCTCATTGATACGGACAAAGGGCAGCCCTTTGTTGCTCTCCTCTAAGATTTCGTTAATCAGTCGAAACTTGAGGATATGGCTTGGATTGTTCGTGTTGGGTGTCTTGTTATACACCTGCCAGCCTGCTGTGCGAAGCATGTCCTCCACATCCTGCGCCAGAGTGGTTTTGCTGTTGGCTTCACTCTTGAACCCTGAGCGATCGTGGTATAGATAGACCTTATTGCAGGTAGCCTTGTGTGGCTCGTAATAGTCTATGATCTTCTTAATAAGGTCTGAGAGCTTCTGTGGGTTCTTGACAAAGAAATCCTTAATGATACTCAGCGTATGGGTGAGCGTGCTCTCTTGGGCGACCACAGCACAGTTGATACGACCTCCGAAGTCCAATGATATTTCCAAGGGGATACCCTTAATCAAGTCCGTGTCATACGTACAGCTTGGGGTATAGTTCTGGGTAAAGTCATCTAAGAGGTTCGTGGCATACTTGTACTTGTAGTAGTGCTTATCGGCCAATAGTTGCGGATAGAATCCGTCGGCCACCTTGCGCGGGCGTATGTTCATGATCTCCGCATTGAAGAGCATATCCGATACCCGTTGCTCGTACATCTCCTGAATCCAATTGGGCTTGAGGTTCTCCTTATTGACCAAGGCGTTGGCTTTGATAAAACAATGTTCTTGTGGTTTTTGCAGGGCCAGCTTTTCCCGATTGGTGAACCACTCGCCCGTCTTGGTCAGCGCTACCGATGAGGTAAATATCGTAGCGTTGAGCAGCGAAGCACGGTCAAACTCTACTTTCTTAGCACGATTTGTGGTCAGTACGTTGTTGAAGAGGCGATCGTGTTCCAAGAGTGCCGCCTCGTCCCCTATGACCATATAGGAGTTCAGCCCGCGCCCTGAGTTGGGATCGTCCAAGGATACGAGCACAAGGATAAAGCCATTGGAGAAATGCACCACATTGCTCCACGAGTTGGGCGCTTGGAAAGGCATTGTATACCCTAAGCTCTTGCCGCTTCTGCCTACTACATAATCCACCTCCTCATATAGGCCGAACATCTCCAGCCCTTCCTTGGTAGAAGGGAAAGTACGGCTTTTGATCTGTACAAAAGTAGCCCCTACCAGTACCCCCGTTGCTCTGGGCATTTGGCGTACGGCTTCCTTGACAAACCACCCCAATATAGTCGATTTGCCTGTACCTCGTCCCGCCTCGATACAAATATTCTTCACCCGTCCGTACCTATTGGCTTCCACGGCTGCCATCTGCATGGGGTTTAGGTAGATCTCTTTAACTGGTTTTATTAGCATTCTTCACTTTTCACTTTTTACTCTTCACTCTCTTCATAGTCTATCTCCTCAGCGGGTAGTTCGTTGAAGTCCACCACCCCTGTACCGATAGCCTCTCTAAGCATACGCATACCCTTGCGGCTCATCTTGATATGATACTCATGAGCGGAGATCTTCTCAAAGTTAATCTCTTTCTCCTCCTTATCGAAGTTGAACAGCGACTTATACGAATCCAGCGCCTTACGCTCCTGCTCCAGATCGCCCTTTTTGAGAGCCTTTAGGTAGAGCTGCCAGTAGCACTCCGCTAAGATCATGCGCTCGGCCTGTACAGCCACTTTGTCCAACTCCCCAAAGATCTGCATCGCCCAATTGTAATCCCTATAGGCAGTGGCTTGGCTCACCTTCATCTCCCGCATGTGTATCTGTATGGCCTGATACTTGGAATACTTATTAGTCATCCTAAGGGCGTGAATATGCCTAAGTCGCGCCTTAATCTCCTGCTCGGCAGGGGTAAGCTCTATGCTCTCATCAATATGCGAAGCTGAGATACGAGGGTAAGTACCCTCTTTGTCGAATTTCACTAACTCCATCTTATCATCATTTAGTTATTGGATACTGGCTCTCTGGAACTCCACTACATAGCTGTGTAGGTTCCGTGTGTTATCATAGGATAGAGGCTTCTGAGAGATAGGAATCACCTTTACCCAATCCGTATCATTAGCCTTAATAAAGCACTGAGGGGACTTGATAAGCTCCCATAGCAGCTCCACCTCCTCGGGGAATATCCACCCTGTGTTGAGCTTGAAAGTCCTTTTTTCCTTGACCAAAGCCTTGAACTCTTCGTCCTTCTCGGCATGCTGTGAGATGGTATTCTCATAATTGATGTGCAGCTCTTCCTCTCCAGAAAAAGAGAACCAATCAGGGCAATAATTTTGATTTTGAAAAAGTACCGTGATAGGCTCCCCATTAGGCTCAGGCTTAGGCTCCAACGAAAGAGTGCTCTTCTTGATAATCGTATTCTTTCCGAAAAAGCGGTTGGCATTTTTTCGATAGAAACAAAGATTAGCTACCCCGTAATCGTCCACCAATCCAGAAGAATCAACGCTATTAGAAGCAATTTTCCCAAGGTCGTTCCTCTTAAAAGCCTTAGTAAGTGCACTTACCGAGATTAGCGAATCGGTATAGGTAGAGCGTAACCCTACATTAGTCAGGTAAGGGTAGGAGAGAGGTGTCCTACCAGGGAGGTATCGCAAGGAAGATAGCTTGTGAGTCTTGAACTCCTCCCCCTTGAAGTTTGTTTCCACAATAGTAACATTTACCTCTGTAGCTTTCATCACCTCCACAGGGAGCGCCGTGTTTTCGTTATTGATATATAGCCTTTTCAGATCAGGCAAGTTTTCGAAGAAATCCTGAATTTCTTCCCCAAGGTCAATCTTGGCCATGTTGTTAAAGAACACATACTCATACTCCTGAGTGGTGGTCACCCTTCGGCCATATCCTGAGAAATTCATCACCAACTTAGCCCGAGCAAATTCCGAATTTTCATTCGTCTGTGCTATTGTAAGGATATTTTTATCCAAACAGAAGTATATATCCTTCTGCTCGAAATCCAGATTAGTCTTGATCGTGAGGTCTACTGTAACAATCTGCGTGGAGTCCCTGTTGCTCTTGACAGTGATGTATTCCTCCTGAAGCCCCAGAGGGAAAGTCTCAGCACTCTTGGAGCGGAACTTAACCAAAACAAAGGGTTCTCCATTGTGCTTCACCTCCACGATTTCCACCCCAGCCGAAGGGGTGATCGTATAGGTAAGCCTATTGGCATTGTTGATACGAAAAGAGCCCTCATACCTTTCTCTTTTTTCACGATACAAAGTCGCTTCATAGTGTTTTTTGTCGAATGAAAAAGAAGTAAGGTCATTAATAACGTTCAGCCTTATGGAGAATACCCGCTGAAAAAGCCAGTTATCCTCCTTGACGATCACCTGATCATGGCTAAAGTCGAAGCCCTGAACTACCCCTGTTCGCTTGTAGTTCTCCGATAGAGAGAACTTAGCCCATGCCCACAGATCATCGTTATCTACTTCTACCTTGAAGAGTCCATCATTTTCAAAAGTATATGGCCTTTGCCAATGAGAGGCACCCTCACTATCATGCACTACCCCTCCGAACTTTTGGTGTAAAACCAAAAAACGATTGGTATTACGTATAAAGTGAGCTACCTGTAATAGTTCTCCAGTCTCCGCCATCGGTTCGACAAAGAGCTCCCGAGTGGCATTGTTCAGGGTCATATTGACCACCCGTGGTGTATAGATATCCTTAGAACCTCCCCCACTACCGTTTCCTCCTCCGATACCTTCTCTCTTTAGGGTGATGGGCACCTCCCTTTTCTCCAACTCTATGTTGTTTCCATTATTAACTGCATAAGCTGTAAAGGTAAGGGTGAGCTTTGTCTCTCCCTGTGGGAGCTGGGAGAAGTTTTTATACCGCAGCAAATATTCTAATCCACGCCCACGAATACGCGTCGTCCCTGCATAAAGAATACGATCTAAGTAAGAGGGTTTTATATTTCTTAGGTCCTGATTCCCGGCATATATCTCCACGAAGTCATTGGGGGTAATAGAGATGCTAAAGATATATTTATCTTTTTCCCACTCTTCCGCATATCTTTTCCACTCTTGGTATATTTCATCTTCACTTAGGGGCTCATAGACAGGTACATCTTTCCATTCCCAATGATCTAAAACTCCATTTCCTTTTACCCATTTTTTTTGTGTCTTATTAGTTTTCTTGCTGGGTTGGTATTTTTCCTCTGCTTTTCTTTTCTTGAGGTATTCTTCCCAAGGGACAAATAACTCTGTTTTGCCTGAGTATCCCTTGAACTCAGGGAGGAGGAAGAGTTCAGGAAATATAACAGACATTCGGTCATTATTAGGGATAGGCTCTCCTGATTTCCAAGTCTTGTAGATAGGGTTTTCAGAGAAGCTCCACTCTATGATCTCTTGTTCTCTTTCATGATATCCATAATAGGGTTTTTTATCATTAGTGTCAAAAGAGGAGTACCATACGGAATAAAATCTTCCTATATATTTACGTGCCATATTATTGTTTTTCTAATTGTTGTTTGATAAAGATAAGGAGTTCTTCTCCGCGCTGCTTAGGGAGTTCCTCAGCCAAGTAGGCGACAGCCCCACTGGCTTCTATTGCATCATTAATAAAAGGTTTTTCCTTCATTCCTTTAGAATATAAGTGAGCCCTGAAAAAGTAGGTAGTTTGCTTAGGTTTCTCACGGGTGCGGGTACCTCCAGCCCTTACGCGGGAGGCTTCTATCCCGTAATGTTGGATAAATCCATGCCGTGGCATCTTGATAGCAATTCCTTTCAGATACGCCTGCTTAGTGCCATCAGCCCGCTTGGAATAGCGCATGCGCGCTACTGTGGTAGCAGCCTGTAGGGACGCTTTCCCTCCTGAGAGATGACCTCCAAAGCGGGTAGAGACTTCCCCTTGTAAACTGCCCTTGAGCAAGATAGCAGCTTTTTTCCCTATTTCTTTTTCCCTTTCCATTATACATTGATTAGAGTGATTTCTACTTGGTAGCATTCGCGGCTAAGGGTGTTCTTGGTGATGGACTTTATAAAAAATCGCTGGCCATACACATACAGCGTATCCCTTAGAGCAAACTCCCGTATCTGATTCTTATTGGCTATAAAGCTCCATGAGAGCTCATAGGAGGATAGGCGCATTTTGTACCAGTCTTCCCAGTACTTGGTCACCTTTGGGGGCAGGAGTTCCTCTCTGGTCTCGCCCTCATTCTTGTTGCCATACCGCAAGCCATCATACCAGATAAGTCCTAATACATTACCCCCATTCTTTCGTGGAATACAGGAATGCTCTCCCCTGTAAAGAACTTTCGGAAGGCAGTAGCCCTCAATATTTACCTGAGTGCTCCCCTGTTGTTCCCCTTGTGAGAGTTGCATGCCATTTTCATCGATCAGTACCGCAGGATAGTTGAACTTAGCCTCGTCCATATCAGGAAACTTAATGAGATAAGATTCCTTGGTAGTGAGTGTCTTCTTAGGTTCCTTGATGGCAAAGGAACGAAAGTCCTTCATCTGTAGACGATTCTCCGTGTGGATACGATTCATAAATATCTTGTCCCCCTGAATCTCCAGATCGTAATTCTTCCAGTTCTTAATAGTCTTGACCAAGTCTCCGAAGGTAATATCAGGGACAGCCCGCTTGAGGTCTACCTCATTGTTGTTAATCACCTGTTCAATCACATTCCCCTGAGCGTCATGCTGGGCAATGATATTCAGGTATAGCTCAATGGGGCTATTCCAAGCCCCCTCGAACTCACACCGGAGCTGATGGGCGCCCCCTGTCTCTATGGCAATTACCTGAGTAAAGCTCAAGGTACTTTGGCGCTCACTGATAGCCCCCTCGCGGATCACTACACCATCCAGCTTCACCCGATAGATAAAAGGCTCTCCATGGGTTAGTATATGAGCATTGTTACAGACCAAACGCCACTTTCCGACCTTGTCTAAGGTAGTTTCGGATTGGTACTTTCCAAAGACTACTCCGCTCACTTCGCGCTGCTGGGTAAGGCTATCCCTTTGCGGGGTCATATTGACCTCTTGCTGCTCTGAAGTCTTGTAATATTCCTTTCCCGAGTATATCACCTGCTGGAGGAAGTCCTCATCGGTGAGAATATCTCCGGCAAGGGTATATCCCGCATCGGCAAAACCTTTCTTAAGTACATAGAGTAGGTAAGGCATAGGGTGAATGATATTGCGGACTACCCTATTGCCAGAATCCTCACTATTATTGATAAAAGCCCCATTACGAGTGTGGTTCAAGAATCCTTCGAATGCTTCCCAGCCACTCTGGCTGTTATCCTTATTATAAACCACACGGGGAAAATTATAATCTACCTCGGGGTATCTCTTCCTACAGACTACATTGGCATGCTCATAGATATTGTCTACAGCTACCTTGGCCAGCGGTAAGTCACATAGCTTCTTTTCAAAGTTCGGCAGCTGCTCGAACCCTGATTCAATCTGCGCCTGTACCAGCTCTCCTTCTATGGATAGAATTTCCAAAGTCCCCTTTCTGGCTCTTCCATCCATCACATGGTAGCCTTCGTGCTTCTTCTTTAGCCGCAGGGCATTGATAGCTGTATAATTACCCATCTTCACCCGCAGATCTGCATTCATATAGAACTCAAAAGGGAGGGAGAATTGAGTAAAGAAAGTATCCTTGAACCGCGGATTTTCCTCCTGATAAGAAATGGATATCCGGCTCAAGTCCAGTTCGAATGTATCTGTTACAAAGAGATCTCTCATGTGCGCTTACTTCTGAGAATAGATTCGTTCAATATTTCTAAAAAGTCGTACAAACGCGTCGCGCTGCACTCATGCCAATTGCCCAAGGGTTGGGTGCTGTCCATCGCCATGGCCGCTATTACCTTAGAGAAGGGGGTATAATCCCCCTGTCGCCTGAATATAGGAGTATCCTCCCTGTAAGAGGATTTAGGAAACACAGCAGGATAGCGCTCTATGATGTACTCCCTGGTACATCGATAGGCAAAAACAATCGCAGCCCGCGTGCCAGGGGAAATGTTATCGGTTACCTCCGCAATCTTAGGGAGTAGCAAGGGGTCGAACTCCCTTGCGCCCCAGCAGTAGAGACTTGCCACCAGCTGGCGTGCATACAATTCCTCGCGCTTCTTGCTGTATTGGTAAAAAAGCATGTCCGATACGGAAAATTGTCGAATGGTACAATTACTCAATCGAGGCAGGGGAGTGGTGAGTCCATCCCAGATCTCAGGAAAGGAAAACAAGTCCCTATCGGTGAGCAGGAACTTTCCCAAGGGGAGGAGCTGCTCGATAGAGATTTCCGAGAGCAGCCGCTGTACTCGCTTTTTGTTTTTCCTCGAAGGATCCCCCATCAGCAAGATCAGCACCATTTCCCGATATAGCTCCTGAAAGTCACGCCGATCGTCCTCCATACGTAGGCAGATTTCTTCTCGTTGCCAAGGGCTGAGCTCTGAGTAACTCCCTGCACAGTGAAACTCTATCCTATCCATCTTCTTACTATTCTATAGCCCAACCATAAGACCACCACCAACAATAAGCCCTCTACCCACCATGCAAGCCCCCATCTCTGGCGAAGTGTTTCTCGCTCCATAGTATAAGAAGTAAGTACCTCCTTTCTCTTTTGAGAGAAATACCCTTCACTTCTTCGCTGTTCCCTACGGACTACCTGCCTTGCTTGCTGCGCTTGCTCCTGCTTTACCCTTAGGGTAGCTTTTCCCCCCTTGACCTTGAGCACCTCGATATGAGATACCTCCCCGTCGTGTCTTTTTACTATGCGTCTTTCGCGCTGCACCTCTATGCTGTCCTTATCATTTTCAAGAGAGAGCTCGTAAGATTGCGAATGTTGGAGGTCAAAAGTAGCGACTTGATGATGAGACTCTACCTGAGAGAGGCTGTCTTTTTCTTCCCTTCTTTCGATTTGCTGCTCTTCTCTGTGATCGGTTCGGCTTGATTTCTTGCTCCTGCACCCTAAAAGCACCATAAGAACTAATAGTAAATACAATTTCTTTTTCATTGGTAATTTTCATTGGTCATTCTTCTCAATTGTTCTAATCACCCCCTTGAGTCTTTCGGCATACGTAGGCTCGGTGGCATAGCCTGCCTTTGCGACTTCCTCGGCAAACTTGTACGGGTCACTCCTTACCAGTAGTGCCTTGGCATATCGCTTGTTGTTCATGAATAGGTTGGCGTGATCAGTGAAACTCTCCTCTGGGCTGTCGTACTTGCGGAACCAGTCCTTAACAATGTATTTAAACTTGCTATCAGGGCGCTTTTCTATGCTAATAATAACGGGGAACTTATCCTTATCATTGGCGAGAATCTCCGTGGTTTGAACCAGCTGACGCTTTTCAGGAGGCGTGGAGATAGACGCTTTCACCCCAAACATCATATTACCAGGTGCACTCTTCCCCCAACCTGTCTCCAATGCTGATTGTGCCAATATAAAGAGGTAAGAAATCCCCGTTTTGCGCTCTGTTTCGAGCGCGAAGGGCTTGTATTTTTTTACGAATTCTTTTGGTGTCATAGTTATTATATTAATTCAAAAACAATTTCTTTTCCTAATAGGCTACTTATTGTAATCAATTCGTTGTTATCTTCGAAACGTAATGGTACATTAAGTCCTGAAGCTATGGCAATTTGTAATGATTCATTATCAAAGTGAATTCCAGACCTTAATGATTCTTCTTTAATCTTTCTTCCTGATATATATCCTCCCGGCCATTTTTCAAACATATTAAAAAAAAGCCACCGATTAGCGTCAGAAACACTTATTAATGCAATATTAACTAATGTCCTGTTATCTTTAATAGGAGCTTTTATAAAAACATTCCAAACAAAATCGTTACCTTCTTGATACATTTCTGTTTTTTTAGATCTTATGATATTGCTCACATTCTCTGTATTGTTATATATAGAATACAGAACCTTGCTTTCGAATATTTGTAAAGGAATGTGTCCAATAAATTTACGTCCTTCTGTTAGAGCAAAAAAGTTTTTTAGCCTAACCTTACAATAAGGAATATCTCTTTTTCCCCCTCCCCAATCAAAAAATTGTATTGCGTTCATCGGTTAATGTATTTAATGAGGGGATAAGGGGTAAAACTCGCCACGATATCCCACCAATCTATGAATGTCTTCTTGATATACTTGTCATATATCTCCTTACATAGCCCTATCACGCCCAAGGCGATAGCGGCTATAAGTAAGGACTTTCCTACAGAAAACAATATCAAAGAACTTAGGAAAATGGCAATAAATATTATATTCCCATACTTACTATGCAGGAGCTTGTCGCTACCTTTGAGTTTGTTAATTACTTTCATCATATATTTCTTATATCTATGTAACACTTGTTATTCCATATACTCACCACAGCAGTGGAGCCATCACCTCCGTTGAAGTCTGTATCCCCTGTGTAGATGATTTGTTTGCCTAAACAAGTGAAGGTTACTTGTCCTCCGGCGAATACTTTTCTGAAAGATGTCGAATATCCTGATGGTATCAATTGCAAGTCACAATTAGACACATTTGCTGTTACATACACTATATTATCATCAGGAAATATTTGTCGGGTTTCACTTATCTCTGTAGCTATTCTAATATCTTCTGGTGCTGGTGTCCAGTCAGTTGGGATATTTCCATACTCAATTTTAAAAGATGAAACATACACTTCTTCTATATGGCCATTATCTTTATAAAACTCAACAAAACCATTATTTCCATTTGAAAACGTAGTAATTCTACTATTCTTAGAAATAGTATATCTATGCCACTCTCCATCTGATAGTATTACTGTACCATTAGAGTATACAACATTCGAATCTGTAATACAAGTGAATTTTACTCCTGTTTTTGAGGTTTTTGCCCAAAATGAAATAATCATTGGTCTATCTTCAAATGTTGTTCTACACTGAATCCCTTGCCAGTTATAGATGAGTTTAATAACTTTATTTCCCCTAAAAGTTTCACCAACATATCCGCTATTACCTGTATAGTTTGATTGTAAATAGTAGGGTGACTCTTTTAAAGAGAAATTAGATGTTTCTTTAATTAAATTTCTCCCACCAATTTGTATCTTCCTCACAGCCTCTTGTATCTTCTCCTCTGTAGCTATCTCCGGCTTCCCGTCTATATCATTCCAGTTGTGTCTGTGAGAGGCAGGGGCAAAATTCAAATCGGGCTTATCTGCCAAGTCGTTATAAGAAAAAGCATTTTCGAATATAACATTATTCCCGGCCATGAGCTTAATCTTTCCATTCTGCACCACAATTCCATCAGGAATATTGTTGACAAAGTGGCTCACGGGGATACTGGTGAGAAGGTTATTGCGCTTGTCTCTTAGTTCTAAAGTCTTCTCGGGATTGTTGTACACCAATTTTGTCCCCTCGTCATCGAGGAACATTAGGGAGATACGCCTTACTACATTACTTCCCCTCTTGAATCGTAACTCTGTGGTATTCTCGTCCAGCTCTATATCGTAATCTTCGAGGGTGTCCAGCTTCTGCTTGTAGGCATTGGTAAAGTCATTCGTGGATAGCCCCTTACCATCTTCCTTGTCTACTTTCGTATCAATGAGTGATTTCAGATCCGCCGCTGTGCCTACATAGTTGCCGCTTTGGAGCGCTCCCAAGAGTAGTTCTCTCTCGCGCTGGGTCATGATCACGGGTCTGTTGGTATTGAAGGTTAAGCGCTGTAGTGCCTGCTGGGCTGCATCGGCATTGTCATATACAACTCCATTGATCTCTACTTCACTGACCAAGGCGTCCAAGATAGAGAAGTTCATATCCTCCGCGCTGTGTAGGATCAGGCGCTCTCCGTCCACACGTGCTACGAAGTTTTTCAGTGCTAAAATCCCGTTGTACTCAAAGAGGTATTCCTGCAATTCGCCTGTGTCAGGCCTTACTTTATACTTAGGTGTTGGCATGGTTATTCGTTTTTTATGGGTGTTTTATCATTTTCATTAAGATATTCCTTGATGGAAGAAGCTATTTCCTCTACATCCCCGCGGTTAAGGATGATCTTGCCCATCACTTGGCCAGCTTTGTCCAAGCGTACCTTATCCTCGGCCTTCTCATAGATACTCTTTATCTCTATCAGGCAGAGTAAAAAGGCACCCCCAAGGGTCATAAAGGGAAAGAACCACAGCTGATTCCCGTAATATTGCTCAAAGTACCACACAGCACTCATCTGCATACTATCTACTATCGTGAGGGCGATTAGCACATTGTAGTACTGGGCGAGCTTCCCTACGGTACGCTTGTAGCCATACGAGGTGCGCATCTCTCCGTTATTCTTGGCTTTGCGCAGGCCACTCCATAGGTCGGCCATAATCATTACTAAGACTAAGATGTAGATACCAAAGAGGATCCACAGGGTTACAAAGATTTTTTCCATTGAATCAATACCTTTTAATTTTCTATCTAAGGCAAAAATAAAAAGCCCCTTCCATATAGGAAAGGACTTTTTTAAACCCTTAATAATCACTATCTCTTGTTTCGCTCTCGCAGTGCTTCGTACTCCTTGATCGCTCTTCGGAGTTCCTTTCCTGCCTTAGCATCGGCTACGATATAGGCTTCTATACCTTCTCCTTGGAGCTTCTCTACGGTAGTGCTGAGCCTTGAGAGCACCTCGGTAAGTCCTGTAGGCACTCCTACGGCAGGGACGCTGTTCTCACTTGTAGGGGCTTCCTGCTTGGTATTCTTCACCTCGCCTCCTGCTTCATAGCCCTGAGGCGACTGTCCCAAGCGCTTGGCTTCGAGCCATTCCACCACTTGCGCCACTTCGGGATCTTTCTTGAGCCACTGGGGTACCACATACTCCTCCCCGTGTACAATTCCGGCTACCTCCTGCCCGCTTTCGTCCTTAAATCCTAAGCCCTTGGTATATCCTCCCTTGGCATAGCTTGGCGCCTGCTGAGAGGCTACAATCCCCAATTGTACAGCCCCTAAAGCCCCTACAATTGCAGCAAAGACACTCCCTGCTATAGGTCCCGTATCCGAATAAGCGCGCATGATCCCTGTTGCTGTATTGGCTATAATATTCATCATATTCATTGCCTTTTGCGCTTTGAACTGCTTTACACTAAGTTCTTTCTTTTTGGCATCGGCTTCCTCGTCCAAGCGCTGTAGCTCCTTTTGGTATTGCGCCTGTGAGATATACCCTTGGTTGAGCTGGTTGAGTAGGGCTTTTTTCTTCTGTTCCTGATTCTTGGTAAAGGTAGCCAATTCCTTTTGGTTGAGCCCCTGTTGGAGTTGGGAGAACATGTTAAATGCATTATTCATCGCTCCTACAGCCATATCCACAGCCTTAAAGCGGTTGCTCATCTCATCAAGGTTGGAAAAGGTATCCTTCCAGTCCTTGGCCGAGAATCCCAATACATCAACCTTCTCCAGCTCCTTGTCTGCGGCATTTTTCTCTTTAGTATCCTTGTTGTTCTTGATGTTGTCCAGCTTCTCTTTGATTTGGACTATCTTATCCTCTATCTGGGTGATGTCCTCGACCAGTTTCTCCTTGGCTTCCCCTGTAAGGGTGGAGAGGTAGCCCATAAGGATCTGTTTCTGCTCCTCAAAGTTTTTCAGGCTCAGTGCCAATAGCTCTTTCTCGGCTTGTGCTCTTAGGGCTTTTTTAGCGTCCTCAAGTGTCTTAATCTGTGAGAGTTCCCCCGCTGATAGGTTTTCTCTCAGTTGCTTTTTGGCTTCCTCCAAGCTCTGTATCTCTATGATTTCCTCGGATTTCTGGCGGCGCAGCGCCTCTATCTCCTTGCTGCGTTCCTTGACCCTGCGCTCGGCCTCCTTGGCGTGGTATTTCTCCCTGACTTGTGAGAGTTCCTGCTCCTTCTGCTGCTCATAGGCTACCTCTATTTGTTTGTTGAGCTCCATCAGCTTACGCTTTTCGGCTATAGCTTTCTCCCGATTAGGATCGTTGCTCTTCTCCGCCGCAAGGGTGCTGATTTCCTGTTCCAGAGTGGCATTCTCCTGCTGTAGTTTGAACTTCTTCTCGTTGTACTTCTGCTCTGTGGTGGCCAACTGCTTATCAAGGCTTTCCTCCAGCCCTTGCGCAATCTCCTTCTGTAGCTCCTGCTCTGCTTGTAAGCGGGCACGCTTGGCCGCCTCATACTCTTGGGTATAGTCTTTTGTCTTGGCTGCCTTGCCCTTGCCCTCTTTGTCTCCGCTGCTTCCTACTATGGGCGTATCGGGGGTATCTGTGCTCGCTGTGGAGCCCTCTATCTTCTTGGCCTGCTCCTTCATTAGTTGATCTGTGGCAGTCTTGAGTTCTTGCTCGGCATTTTTGATACGTTTGCTGCGATTTTCCAAGGAACTAACGATATTGTTCTGGGCAGCCATAGTCATATTCCCCATACTTTTGACGCTATTCCATGCCTTCTGATACCACGAGATATTCTCCTCAAGGCTCGAATATTCCGCCTTGGCCAGCGCTTCGGCTTTCTGATCCACAATCGCTTTGAGGTACTTCTCTCTGGCCGCAGCCCTTAGGCTCTCCACATACCTATCCAAAGCCTTTTTAGCCTCCTCTGTTTGCGCTGTCTCTACTGTAAGGTTGCCGTTGTATTCAGGAACCAATCGGTTTAGCTCCGCCACAGCCCTACGGCGCTCCTCGTATGGCTTCTGTACATCTTTGGCAACAGCCAATAGCTGCTGTAAGTGGTTCACCTCCACCGCGGTCTGTACATTGGCTTCCTTGATGGCATCATTGTGTAACTTCTGTCCTGTAAGCGCCTGCTTCTGCTCTCTATTGAATAATACCATATATGTCACTACAGTCCCTATCGCTGCCGCAATCAATCCCCATGGATTGGCTTTCGTAATAGCATTAAAGGCTTGCATGGTTTCTCCTGCCTTTTTAAAGTTCAAGGAAAGAGCTTGTATAACTGCCGAGAACAGCAGCGCTGTCGCTCTGCCCGTCTGCATAAGTGCCGTCTTGACCTTCAGCGCTGCATTATACAGCAGCGACTGCTGCCATGCTTCTTTGGTTGCCATTGTGGCCAAGCTCACCGCTGTCTTATAGCTCACCACAGCCGCAGTACATACCCCTAAGGTCTTCAGCAAAAAGGCAATGCGCTCCCTGAATACCTTCACTCCATCGCCCGCCTTGCTCGTAACCCCAGTAAGCCAGCCCAGCGCTTGGATAATATAGGAGAAAAAACCTTGTATCCAAGTGCTGGTAAAGGTTTCCTTCCATACCTTCTTGATCTTCTCCCAGATGGCTGCGGTGTTATTATTGACCTTGTTGAACTCCTCTTGTATGGAGGTACCTTCCTCCATCGCTTCCCCTGCCAAGCTCATCATCTCCCGAAAGCGATCTGCATTGGCACCTGCTGCCCCTATAGCCTTCTGTACTTCCAGTGTGTTCAGCTTTAAGCCCTTGAGTACCTCCGCTGTACCCTCCGCACCTAATCCCTTCATGGCTTGGGCGAATCGCAAGAAGAACTCCTCGGGCTTGGTCTCAAAGAGCGCCCTGGCTTCCTCTGCCGACATCCGCATTTGCTTGGCAAACGCTTCCACATTGGTACCCGCTACACTCATAAAGCGCGAATATCCACTGGAGGCGATCTCTGCGTCGATTCCCGATTCCTCAAAGGCCGCCCCTAAGCCCAAGGTTTGCGCGATCGTTGGCTTGAGCGCATCGGGTAATTGTCCTATACGGGTAGCAAAATCGGATATATTCTCTTCGCTGGCCGTACCATTGGCGCCCAGCTCGTTCAGCGCCGAGCCTATGGCGTTCAGCGCTTCCCCGTAGTTCTGATTTTTGGTTTCTTCGAATAGGTTCTTGAGCTTGCCTACCTTGGTGGTAACTGCCTCCAATCCTCCTTGGAAGGAATCCCCAAGGGCGACATAGATCTTGTCTATCTCCTCGGTAAATTCCCTGAGCTGCTCCTTGTCCGTAATCCCCAATCGCCCTCCGATCTGGGCTATATCCAGCAGCTCCTTTTTTCCTGTACGGGTGTCCAGCTCGTCAAAGTCATTCCACAGTTCGCGTACCTTCTCAGCGGCAAGCCCTGAGGTTTTTTCGACCCCTGTCATCGCATCGGAGATTTCCAACAGCTCCCCCACCGAATCCTTAGCCGTGCCTGCAAGCGTTCCCAGAAAACTTGTAAGCAGGTTCCCTGTAACTATCTGCTTTATTCCCAACCAAAAGCCCTCACTCTTGCGCCCCGCCGCCTCAAGGGCGGAGCCTGCTCGCTCGGCGCTCCCCGTCACCTGATCAAGCGCCGCTGTAGCTTGTTGAATCTCACTCTTTATACGCTCCAAATGTGCCTTAGCCTCCTTTAGCTCAGCTGCTTTATTGTTAAATTCTTCCGTGCCAGGCGTGAGTTTTTTTAGGTCTTTTTCCAGATCCTTTACCGCTTTGGAAATCCCCGTGAAACTGTCCGATACTTGCTTCCCATTGATCGTGATGACCAAATCCGTCGTTACTTTCTTTGCCATTTTTTATAGGTGTTAGTTATTAGTGGTCAGTTGTCAGTGATTAGTGGTTAGTTGTCAGCTGTCAGCCTCTGTCCACTGACTACTGACCACTGCAAAAATAAAGAGCCCTTTCCATTCAGGAAAGGACTCTTTCACTTGTCACTGGTCACTATAAAAGTTTTCGCCATAAGTACCTCGCGATAAGGAAGCATACGCCAAAGTATGTAAATACAATGATCATACCCAGCGCTGCATCGGTATACTGACTAAATAGGTATAACCCAAAGGCAAACATTCCTGCAAAAATAAGCCAAAATGCCCCTTTCCTTATTCGCTCCCGTTCCTGATCTCGCTGCTTGAGAGCGGCAAAGCCTGCCTCGTCCTGTATGGCTTGTATGCGATCGCCCGAACGCTTTCCGATCACATCCGTATAGGAGGAATACGCCACTGTGACCACAAGGATCAGCGAGGCACCCCACCAAGGCACTACCCCCGCTATCCATAGCACCAAGCCTGCCACAAGGCCTATGATCACTCCAAGCCCGCCGACAACCATCCAATACTCCTTTTCCTCGGCTATTAATTGCTTTTTACGCGTTTCTATGTCTGTTACTTTTGTTTCCATTGCTTTTAAGTTTTTGTTAATCATTAGTTACTTGTTACTAATTCTCAGTTTCTCCGCTTCTTGCTTGATATATTCTACCAAGTCTCTCAGGTTTTTTTCGTTGAAGCTATGGCCATTCTCTGTGGGTACTTTCTTCATATTATAAGTGGTTTCTGTGATTCCCATAGCCTTGGCCACGACCTTCCCTTTCATGCCAAATGTCTCAACAATAGATAGCACTTGCGCTCTTATCTCAGTACTGCCCATAATACAACTATTATAAATAAAAGAATAAACAATACTTGTTCCCAAGAGATTCTAATGACTATTTCTTGAGAAAATGGCTCTCTTGAAAAAATATTCCTAAATAATTTAATAAGTGTTTCCATGATCAATAAAATTTAGTATCTTTGCATTTTAAAGAAGGGGAGAGCTTGCACCCTCCCGCTTCTGTTTAACTAAAAAAGAAAAAACTGAGTAGTTTTTTTAGGCTGGCTCTTATTCTTACGAGGAATGACCAGCCTTTTTTTAGTCTTTCAAATTTGAATCTAATTTCAAAATACATAGTTCAAATTTTGATTACACAATAGAAGTAAGAACTTCATCATTGACTTTCAATGACACTACAAAGATACGATATATATTTATATCGTGCAAGTATTTTTGTAAGTATTTTTGTGTTCTATGTGTTAAAGTTTTATAAAGAAAAGCCCCTTCTAAAGAGGGGCTTTCAGTTATGACACATCCATCTTGTATAATTTCCATAAGAAGGCATCTTGATTGGCCTGCTCGACCAATTCGATGGCAAAGCCCATCTCTCTCATTACCTCGTAGATATCGTGTTCGCTTACTGGGGTAGTGGGGATCACCCCCACTACCATAGCCAGCAGCTCAAGGGTACTCTTATAAGTACATACCCAGCTATCGGTGGTCGCTATAGGGCTGTAATACCTCACTATCAGCTCCCGAATCTCTTCTGTGTAATCTTCCATACGCTTTCTTATTAACAGCCTAAATTGTTGTATTCCTCGCAGAATAACTCTATTTCCTCCTTGTGCCGCTGCACGATAAAGGTCAGCGAGAGCATATGTAAGAATACATCTTTGATAAAGGCTTCCTCTTCCTTGTCAAAAAAAGATGAGTCCTCCAATAGCTTAGGGAACTGCAAGAGTTTTTCCTGAAAATCATCCTCGTGGTCTAACCTGCCATCTATCTCGGCGATCCAATAGGCGAGCTTTCTCCCGAGTACTTCATTCAGCGGGTGTGGTAGTATGTTTCCTTTCATAGCACACCTCCTTCCTTTACTTTAGCATAAGTGATAGCCCCATAGAGCGAGAGTACAGCTGTGGCAAAGGTTTTTCCCTTGCCCTCCTGATGGAGCGCACAGATACGCCATTCATCGGTAATCTTTCCGGTATAGCTGTTCTTCTTGGAACCTACCTTCACCACACATTCCCCATGGGCTTCCTTCATGATCTCTTGAAAATACTCCTTGGCTACCTCCTCATAGAGGTCTTCCAATAACCCTTTGGAGCGGGGCGCCTGTGGTTTTTGGGGATACAACGCCTCCATTATAGGCATAGTATCTACGGTTGTTTTTTCTTGTTGGAACATAAGATAAAAATAAAAAAATCCGTGAGTGGGTGTTGTTCCAACAAGAGCTTACGCATTTGTTTGTATAGCATTACGGCTATACGACACCTTCACGGATATGGGTTTATAATGGTATTTTGCAACTTTAAACAAGTGTTGCTCTTATTGGAACATTGCAAAGGTACGACATTTTTTGAAACTACCAAATGTTTTCACTAAAAAAAATTCACTCGTCATTAATCATTAATCATTGCTGGCATTAATCATTAATTTCTCTATTTCCTTCACTTGTAGTTTCATTTGTTCCACTTCCTCGCGCTTTCTGGCGATCTTCTCATTGAGCACCCATAAGCTCCTCACAGTCATGCCCTCTTCACTCTTTGCTTGTTCTTCCCACTTGGCCAAGCTCTTTTCTCGTGATACTATATTACTGCGCAATGTGTTGCGGCGCTGTACAAGCTCCATAGGGGTAAGGAGGCTGTAATCTTCTTGTACTGGCTCAAGGATCTTCTTATGATCACGCCAATATTGCAGCATCACATCACAATTGTCCATCGTCTCGAAGAGCTGCCATAGCTGCCGCTGTATCTCGCATGCTTTGCCTTCGTCCTCCATAGGTACGGCATTCAGTGTAAGTTTCAGCGAACAGGCACGGAGCCATGCCTCTTGCTTAGCCCTATACACCCCATGCAGTGCCACAGGATAATCGGCAATAAAATCCGCCTTTTTTGCTGGCTCCCCGCTTGTCTGCGGGGGCTCTCCGCTCTGTGGAGTCACCCCACTTGTGGAGGTGGATTGTGACTCAGGCGCACAAGTGGGCTGGGCGGATCGCTCTTTGATAAGTCGCCTTACCTTTGCCTCTGCTTCTAAGGAATAGTAGCGAGGAACGCCTCGAAGATCTCCTCCAAGGCGTTCCAACTCATTAACCAATTCCCTATATTGCGCTTTATAATCCATAATGTCAGTTGTCAGTTATCAGTTATCAGTGATCAGTGGTTAGTCATTAGTCACTTGTTATTAATCATTGAACATTAATCATTAGTCACTCCTCTTTTCATCTCCAGCGCCCGCTCCAAGTAAGGCACATCCTTAGGGTAGTGCTCCCGCTTCTGGGCAATGAGCTTCTCAAGGGTCGCTGCGCCCAGCTCCGAGAAGAGCGCTACAGCACCCTCTTTCAGCGCCAAGTACTTAAACCCCGTGATGTATAGTACCAAGGCATTGTACGGCACCCGCGAGAGGTCTATGATCTGTAACCCTGCTTGTACTTCCTTCTCCCCAGTGTAGTATACACGCCCTCCAGGGAGCAGCACCTCGAAGCACTCTTCCAGATTAGGCTTTAGGCGCTTTACCTCCCCCTGTTCTAAGGGGGAAGTAGTCGCCATGTTCTTATTTTCTTGATCCTTTGCCATTAATCATTGAGCATTAATCGTTAATCATTAATCATTATGCCTCTGCTATGCTACCCGCATACTTGTACAACTTGGAGTTGGTGGTGATCTTCAGTGTTACCCCTGAATCGTCTTCGGCTTTCTTGCCTGTAGTAGCATCCGCCGAATCCATAAAGGCAGGGTTAATCTTTGTTCCCACTACCCACAAAGTACCTACAGCATCAGGCACGATAAAGGTCATCGGCACATTCTTGTAGCGCCCGATAAAGTCGAGCACCTTGTCCGAAAAGCGTGGAATCTTTGCCTCAAGGTCTGTCTTTGCCTTCTTGTTCCCCGCGTTGCCCACAAGGCTCATCTTTAGTTCGTTCTCGTTGATCTGTAGGTCTATCCCCTTCCATGTCTTCCCAGTGACAAGGGTTAGGTTTCCTTCCTCTATGGTGTTAGCCTTGCCCAGCTCCCCCGTATTAGGAGGGAGGACACACTTGTCGAGGAAGGCTGTAGGGGCATATAGCACACGCGTACTGATACCCCCGCTCACCTCGTCGTTAGGACAGCTATCCAAGCTCTCAAACGGAGCATTATCAAAACAATTTGTTGCCATTTCTTTTATCTTTTAAGTTTATTCGTTATTTGTTTTTACTCTTCACTCTTTACAATAAGAGCGCTTCCCCCGCCTATGAGCTGCACGAGAGCTTCCTCGTCTGCGGCCAACTCTTCCTGAGTGTAGCGCTCCCCACCGAATAGGATCTGCAAGGGCGCATCGTCTGCAAACTGGTACTTCTTCCCACGGAAAGAAAAGGCATGTCCTTCTCTCTTTTCCTCTACCAGCAATACCCTTTTGCCTCCCGCAGCCTCCAAAGTAGCTTCTAATGCTGCAAGGGCTTTTTCCCTTTCGTCAAGGGCCTGCTCTCTTTCGTTAAGGGCTTTTTCTCGTGCCTCCAGTTCCGTACCGATGTCATTCAGTTCTGATTCCTTGCGATCCACAGCCGCTTCACGGGTGCTCAGCTCCGAAGAGCGATCCTCAAGGAGCGCCTCGCGCTCCTCAAGGGTCAGTTCTCTGTTATCGTTATTATCTTTTGCCATATATTATCTATTTAATTATAAAAATAGGTTTGGATAGAACAGCTTGTTCTGTGAATCATTGTTCAATCCTCTGTGCTTGCTGGCATCGGCAGTCTCTACGAATAGGTATTGGTTCACCGCAAAATCGTAGCCCAAGTGCCACTGAGAGAAGAGCTTCACTACATAGTCCTGTACCTGCACATCGTCCAATAGTGCGGGATTGTCTTTGCGATCGTACAAGCGGAAGAAGTTCCCATCGTACCACGCTATGATACGCCCTTTCTTCAGTCCTGGTACGCCCACTATGGTACGGCCAAACTTCGTTTTTCCACGCTGTGGATCCTTGAAGTCTATGTACTGGTTGGCAGGGGTCTCACGAGCCTCTACATAATCGTTGAACTCTTCCAAGGAGAGGAAGATAGTGCTTACTTTCCCTTGGTCAGGCAACCCTTTTTCAAACTTCGTTACCCTATCCACTATGGTAGCAGAGGAATCCACGGGGATTAAGAATACAGGGTTAGCCGTATCCGCCACCGCTTTAGTAACTACCTCATTGATCCCATCCATGGTCTTGGTGTAGTCAGGTGTAGTGCTCCCCACCTGTGCAGGATCATACTTACCCGTAACTGAAATCACATTCAAGTCGGAGATGATCTTATCCTGCGCCATACGCATGATGTACTTGCTGATAGGCATCTCATTGGGTTTCTTCTCCTCTTCGTACAGCTCCTCCACCCAGCTATCATACACCTCGTATGGGTTTATCTGAAAGTTCATCTTTTGTTGGAAGTTCTTAAGCAATTTCTTGCCAAAAGAAACCTTACCATACGAAGTCCAAGTGTCCGAAAAGGCTTGCACCACGTTTGTCATTAGTACATAAGGGATATGATACTCCCCCTTGACCTTTGGCAAGGTCTTAGCAAATTGGTTCAGTAGGATCTTATCTGAGAGAATCGCCGCTTGTAACTCAAAGGGATTCTTCTTCCCATAACGAACCAACTCATTTTTGATTTGGTCTATGTCAATGTTTCTTGCCATATGCTTACTTTTAAGTTGTTATTCTAAATCGTTCTTACAGCTGATTGTGTGCATCTTCCATTCGCACTACCTCGTCCCCGCTCTGCTGTTCGCGCCCGTCATTGCTTGGCTGGGTATGTACTGGGCGTTTATCCCCGTACTCCTTGCAAGTCTTCCCAAGGGTAGCAATGTCTGCGATCGCGTCCCCTTGGCTCTTTAAGCCGTTAAGCGCCATTGCCTCGCCAAGGGCTTCACTCAGCGCCTTGCCTTCTGTGGCGACTTTTTCTTTTTCAGCCTTCAGCGTGGCAATCTCCTGCTCAAGGGCAGCCACTTGCTCCGCAGTCGCTGTCTCTTTCTTCTCTGCAAGGGCTGACTCCACCTTGGCCAGCTGCGAAGCGGTAAGGCTTACATAGGCTTCCCCACCAAAGAGCGGCTTTTTTCCCTCTAAGGCACTCCCTAAGAGCGCCGATAACAATACGTATTTCATATCTCGTTTATTAAAGTTTCCAAACTCATTATTTCATCCACAAGGCCTACCTCCAGCGCACCCTTAGGGGTATATACAGCCCCCTTGAACACACGCCCATCGTCCTTGATGGCTGATCGGTACGCCTGCACGGAGCTAATAAAGCCCTTAGCCAGCTCGCTGAGACGCTCCTTGGCCAAGGTATCATCACCTGCCACCAAGTCCCGCCATAGCTTGTTTTTTTCGCTGCTCTCAGGGGCATACACTTCATAGATCTTGGCGCCCCACTTCTCAAACATCTGCGAGTAGTCTTGCGTATGTAGCATGGTGCCAATGCTTCCTATCGCATCGGCAAAGGGGCTACTGACTACCTTATCGCAGGCCGCCGCAATCCAATAAGCCGCACTACACATATACCCATTGGTATAGGCTACGATTGGCTTTTCTATCCCCCTGATGATGTGGGCAAGCTCCGCCGTTCCTGAGACCATACCCCCGCCGCTGTTTATATCCAAGATGATAGCCGATACACTTGGGTGCGCATCCAACTGCCGAAGGTAGCGCCCATAGCTCTGAGTACCTATATAGTCATAGGATGTATGCTTGACGATCGCCCCATATATATCCACCACCACGGGGAAAGTATCCCGCCCGCTGGCACTCCCACTACGTGCCTGTATCTCCAGCTTAGCCTCGTAATCCTCCTCCAACTTCTCAGAAGCCGCAAAAGTATTGTCCTTAAAACCCTTTACAAGCGCAGGAATGATGGAGAAGAGGTATTCTTTTTCTATTGATAGGATCATTTTTTTAGTTGTTAGAGATTTGTGGTTAGTATTTATTTACGGCAAAGGTAATATACCCCTTACACACCCCAAAGGACAGCTTTTATAATGATTAATGCCAACAATGATCAATTCCCTCATTTCTTAATTGGTTGGTGGCAAGAACAATAATACTCGGAACTTCTCGGTTATTTTCCCCAGAGTAGGGAAGATGATCGTTTGCCCCGTTAGGCTAATGGTAAAGAGATCCTTCCCCGAGCCATTGTCTACAATGTTGTCATCTATAGTAAGGCTAAAGGGTTCCCTATGGTTACCCACCACGAGCATTTCCTGAGCCGATACCAAGGCCACCACATACTTGCGCTTTTTGTGCATGGAGATTAGCTTCAGCCGCACCTCCTTGCTCAGCTCGTATATGGGAAAGGTAACCTTCATATCGAAGTAGTCATTATGATTCTGTTCCTTAAGGCTTATCTTACGGCTGTAGCCGCTGGGGTGAGCCACTCGTAGTTTTACAAGGGCAGCATTCGGATCGGGGGTGAGCGCCCTCAGATTTTGGTTAAAGGTAAAACTCGCCGCGTCAAACAGCAGCACATGGCGGATCTCCCGCGTGAAATCCTCTCCTATATTACATAATTCGTAACTCATTTTTTTTAGATTATAGGCAAAGATAAGCGCCCTTTCCTGAATGGGAAAGGACGCTTTAAGCAGGTAACCGCTTACAATCCATTGTAAGCCTCATAGATATCCGCTAACTCCTCTTTATTCTCTTTCACAATAAATGATAGATCCAGCATGTAATCAAAAATCTCTTCTAAAAACTCCTGATCATCTGAATCCAAGAGCTTAGCTTTTTTTATCTCTTTTGGGAATCTTGATAGCCTTTTTTGAAATTTCTTCTCAGCGGAGATCTTTTCAGCTACCTCAACGAGCCATTGAGAAAGCTCTTCCCCCAATTGCCTACTTAGTGGATGTGGATTGTTATTCATGATTTTTACCTCCTTCCTATTATTGTTTAGTTATGACATGGATAGAATCAGTAATCCTAATTCCTTAGCGATAGCATGCTCGATACGAGCTCCTCGGCTTTCCTTCCAGTCAGGGAGGAGGAATATACCCCCACACCCCATAAGGAGTTCTATATCTCTGAGCATGTGCTGTTCCCAAGGGCTATCAATGGGCAGCCCATTCTCAAGAGGAGAAACAGGAGTTTGCCCCATCGCAATCAAGTACTGACATGCCTCGTGGAACTTCTCCCGTGTCTGCTCAATATCCGTGTCTGTTATCTTTCCTGATATGTATATTTTCATAGCTTCACAAGTTTAATTCTATTACAATAAAGGTTGGGCTTTCTCCAATAATTCCTTCTGCTCTTCGAGAAAATTGTAGGCTATTTCATGTGATTTAAAAGCAAGCACTCTACTGGTATTGAGCCATATTTCCAAACAAGGTTTCCCTTTCTCTACCGAGATACAAAATTTATTCTTATCATCTTCCCAATCAGGCTGCCACCCCTCATTGTAGTAGTCTCTAAGAATAATTAATTGTCTAAGAGCTTCAAACACTTCTGGACTAATACTCTTAGGATAAAGTATATTTATACCTTCCAAATTAAAATAAGCATATTTGTCCCTATCATACTTCAATTTTTTTTCCGCTTTCTCAAAAGTCGGCGCAGGGCCTTTTTGTTCAAAGCCTTCAAGATCTATAGAATAATCCGCAGTGGACAATGTATTGATTGCTCCTTTGCTTTTTACAAAGCAACCTTCGTTAGTGTATTGAATTTTTAAACCATCATTAAATTCAACCTTAATAGGAAAGTCAAACTTTGTATCCTTTAAAACCTCTATTACTTTCCCTTTGTCTGGCGATATTGTTTTATCCCAAACGTCCATTCCTACTTTAAATACTGTTTTCATTTCTTTTTTCTTTCTTTAAATTCTGACACTGTATATGTAATTCCTGATAAAATCAGACATACGATAAGCATTCTTCCGCCCCAACCTAATGTGGCTATATCAGTAGTCCAGCCTATAAAAAAGCAGACTCCAAAAACAAACATAATCCACAATATGCTAATAGCTATTAGTTGAATAATTGCAAGTATTTTATTTCTCATATTTTTAATTTTTTTTTCACTTGTCACTCGTCATTAGTTACTCTTAATTAGTCTCTCCTCTATACTTCCCTTTTTTCGGTTAAAGTCTTTGCGAAGGGTCTCATACATCAGGTCGCTTTCCTCTATATCGTACATCTCCAAGCGCTTTAGGATGGTGTCTTTGTACGGGATCTGAAACTGATGATAGTTCACCACTGCTTGTGTGTACAGTTCTCTCCGGAAGTGTTGGTCTATATACTTGAGCACTAATCCTATTTTCTCCTGAGAGAGAATGCACCCCTTCTTCTCATACTGAGAAGCATTCACCGCGATCCGATAAGCATGTAGCTCTCCACTACGGGGGTGATACTTGTACTCTGAGGCCATACTCTTGCGCTCCAAGATATGCAAGAGATACAAGCCTACATCATTATCGCTCTTGATCTGATACGGTTCTCCATACATCTTGCGCATGTATTTCAGTAGATACTTTGGTAGTAATAGTTTTATTTCCATATCCATATCTTTTTATTTATCACTGGTTACTCTTCATCTGTTAGTGGTAGCTCTTCGCTCTTACCCTTTATCCTTACATTCTTAATGGGGCGTTCTTCTTCATCATACCCTGTTACCGAATCCTCGTAGCTGTATTCTATACGGGTAGCATGTTTCTTCACATAGTCCTGTATATCCTCCAATCGTGGAGGAAATATATCAAAGACACTTTTTACCAATTGCTCTAATCCTACAGGATTCCTTGGAGAATCCACATGACAGCCTATAAGAGAACCTTCGCGATACAAGCCCACCACATAGGTGTAGCTTTTCTTCAGATATGCCCATATAGGCAATAGATCTCGCATACTGTCGAATACATGATACTTTATCATCGCTTTAGTTTTTAAAATATAGTCTCTTCACTCTCTTTTGCTCCCGACATCTGTGTCGGGAACAAACGCATCGTCTGCACCTCTATCTCTGCCAATAGCTCCTCACGAATACGTAACTTGCCAATGTCTATCTTCATAGCACTGGTAGGGCTGTTGATGTTGGTGTTAATACGAATACTCTTCTCCTCACCCATATAGCTGCTGTCCTCCCTGAGCTGTCGGCGCATCTCACTTTTGCCAGGTGCCTGCTCTCGGTACTGGACAAACCATTGGCGCTGTACGATACTATATACAGTACTGAAGTTAAAGTATATACTCCCGCCCTCAGCCCGTAGGTTCGTATCCACTTGCAGGCGCTCCCCTTGTGTCAGGCGCATGCAGACCATAAAGCAATCCCAAAACCGCTGATATACCGAATCGCTCTCTATCTTACGCCTTTGGTTCTCTATAAGGGAATCAAAGTGCCGTTCCATATCCTCCTGCCAAAAAGGGAATATCCCCTCCCGCTCGAAGATCCCATACACAGCATACAGCACCGCAAGGTTATCTATCATTCGCACAGGCACCCCCTTAATCGCCTCCCGCTCACTTAGCAGCCGCTTTTTTTCTCGGTACACTTCTAAAAAATGCTCTTGGAATACAGCCCGCTTATGCAGCAGCCAGTCCGAGATCCCCGACACCCCCCGCCTGCACATATCCTTGAGCTTGTTGTAGGAAGCCTTTGCCTCATCGCTAAACTCTTGTGTCTTCATCTCCTCCCAGATAAGGCGGGTAATAAGTGCCTCTGCATCGGGGCTGTCATTCCCAGTAAGCAGCGTGGAGGAGATAATCGGCACTTCATCCACCGCAACCTTACTCTCTATACTCCCGCGCTTGTATCCGCGCCTATCCCACAAACCTTTGATGATCCCGTCCACTTGCGGATTGCCCCGCTTGTACTCCGAAAGTTGCGAAATCCCATTGCTGAACTGGGCAAACTCTCGTATCTGCGCCTTTATAGTGGAGGCCGAACCCTCCAACTGTATGGCCGTCTGTGGCTGCCCCACAAAGGATTGGATCGCCTCGCAAATATTATCCTTACCCGTTGAAGCAGGGCCAAAGTAAAAGAGGATAGGAAAGAATCCCGTACAACTCACCACGATATCCTGAAACAGCGAACCAATACCAAAGAGAATCCCCGTAATGGCATGCCCCCTATGTACCTTATACAACTGCTTGAGGTATTGCGGCAAACTCACCTCTGTGGGAATACTCCTAAACTTCTTCTGCGCCCCATACTTGTACATGTTTTTTTCAAAGTTCTTGTTAGCCGAAGGAATGTAGTAGCTGTCATGCTGATACTTAAAAAGCCCCTCCGAGTTGATCGCCTCTTCCCGCAATCCTGGGATAACGATTTTGTTATTCCACACCCAAAAGCCCTCTGCTTGCCAGCCTAATACGTCTATCTTGCGCCCCGTACCCATACGGTCAAAGAGGTACCGCAACAGGCGTTCATGCTGCGCCGCCGACCCCGAAAACGAGAAGTTACCATACGAGGTCACCACATTCTTGAACGAGTTAAGGGTGTTTATCTTTTCCGACAATACGTCAAAAATCTTTTCCACCCCATGTACATTACAGATACGGATCAGCTTCATCGGGTACTGCTCGTCCTGCATGTGCTGTATGATTTCTATGGAGAAGTTGGAAATATCATAGAAAGCATTCCCCTTATCTGTACTACAATAGATACGATTTGCATGCTGAAATACCCCATACTCCAATATATCCTTTCTATAAAGGCTTGGATCCTCCACCTCTTTCGGAAACTGGTAGTTCTCCAAGGGGTCTTCTGTACCATATTGCGGAAGGTCTATGACTATTTCAGGAGTTTTGTAGTATTTTTTTTCCTCCTTTGGCTTCTCTATGGCTACCTTAATCCCAAAGCGCGCTTTCACCTGCTCCATATAGGCATCACGGGTCACCACATCGGGGATTTTTCCGATAAGCTCCATGGCAAGGTCACTAAGCCGCTTCTTATCCTCAGGCATAAGGATCACCTTTTTCCCCTTGGTTTCAGCACGGCCAAGGGCTTCCTCATAGGCCCCTTGCAAATAGTGCAGCACCGCATCGCACCTTGCCGACTCTATCAGCGCCACAGCCCCCTCCCGCTGGCCTATACTATCGGGATCCTCCTTGTGTTCGGAGGGAAATACCACCCGCTCGACAAACAAGCCCGCTTCTAAGGCCAACCCCATGTCTCTGTAGGCAGCCGTTGTTCCTGCATTGTCACTGTCTCGGAATATGATGAGCTTCTTACATAGCTTCTTGATCTGATCAAGGTGCTGCGCGCTCAGGGCTGTTCCCAGCGTGGCTACACAGTTACGCAACCCTATCTGATGCATCCGCATCACATCCGTATATCCCTCTACCAAATACACCTCCCCGCGCTGTGCCATGCTATTACGAGCCAAGTGGAAGCCGTACAAAAGCTCCGACTTGTGGAACACCTCACTCTCTGGGCTGTTCAAGTACTTAGGCGCACCCTCTTTCGCTTCCGAGGGCATCACACGCCCACCAAATCCCACACAATGCCCATGCTTGTCCGATATAGGGAAGATGATACGCCCCTTAAAGAAATCGTAATACCCCCCGTTCTGATACGCTTTGAGTACCCCAAGGGCTACCCCCTCACTCACCTGCCCGCGTTCCTTGAGCACCTCATACATCCCCGCCAAGGCATACCCAATCTCAAAGTCCGACAAAATCTCATCCGAAAACCCCCGCTCCTGCATATACTGTTGAGCAAGGGACAACTTTGGCAAATTTTCTTTATAATTTTCTTTGATAAAGGCAATAATCTCCCCAAGGCTTTTTTTCTCTTGGCGTTTGGCTTTTTGTGCTTCGGTTTCTTTTTCGTATTCTATGGGAATATTGAGCACCTCACAAGAGAGCTTCACCGCTTCTGGGAAGTCCATACCCTTATAGGCTTGGATAAAGTCTATAACAGACTTTCCGCCACGGCCGCTGGCAAAGTCTTTCCATATCCCCTTCACATTGGACACTACAAAGCTCGGCGTACGTTCATTGGTAAATGGAGACAGCCCCTTAGCGGTGCCATTGGATAGGATCTTATAGGAAGGATCGTGATATATACGGCCTATGGCTTCACACAAGTCACATTCGTATATTTTATCTATAATTTCATTTTTAATATAGGGCATTGCTTAAATTTTAGGGAATAGGGTAATAAATAGATTTTGATTAGTCACTCTTCACTTACTTAGGGAAACATCCTCTCTTCCATTTCCTTACGGATTAACTCCATGTCAGCAGGATAGGAGATACAGATCACGCCCTGCTTGCCTAAAAAGTCCATCCGCCAATCCGCCACGGGGATAATCTCCCGCAGCTGGCCAATCTTCTTAAAATCGGCAAAGGCGACAATATACTGTACATCCCCCTCGTATATACGGAGGATCACCCCTTGTACGCCAAAAAGCGCCTCTATTTCCTGCTTGATAATAGTATATGCTTTCATAATCTTTTTACTTAACAATAATTCCTATAATAACCAGTAGTACCTCTTTGCTAAAAAGCACCTCCAGTCTCTCCACGATCTCGACATCGTCCCACACTTTCGGTTTCCGCTTTTTGCGGGTGCGGCGCTTGGGAGTCATCTCTTTCTCTAAGAGCTTAATGAATCGTTCCTTTTCCTCCTCGCTAAGCTCCCTGAACACTATCAGTACAGTCTCGGCTGTCATTTTCTTCGTCTTTTGCGTAGATATCCTCCTCTGAAAGTCCATATTCCTTATACACTTTCATACAAGCAGCCAATAACAATAATTTAGAATTACGCTTGGCGCGGGTGATAATAGCATACTGGCTTACTTTCAGCTCTTTAGCTATGTCCAACGAAAAATCATTGTCCGTTTTAATTTTTTCGATAAGTTTCTTTGATGGATTCATTTTTTTTCTTATATTTGGCGTTGTCAAACTGTTATCATTTTGGCGTTGCAAAGATATTACTATTTTCTCATATAAACAAATTAAATCTTACTATTTTCTATGTGTATTATTGAAAGAATATATCAACTTATTGATTACAAGAAAGATAGCGTGTATAAAATTTCTAAAGAAATTGGTGTAAGTAATGGTTATTTCTCAAAAACAAAGGCAAAAAATGGTAGTGTTGGAGGTGATATAATTGAGAAAATAGTAAATTATTACACTGATGTCAATGTAGAATGGTTGATTACAGGTGAAGGGTCTATGCTCAAGCAGGAGCATGCACCCCAAGCAAAGCCCCCCGATGATAAATACCTTATGTTATTGGAAGAGCATAACAAAACCCTTAAAGAGCAGTTAAAGGATAAAGAAGAAAAGGAGGCTTTGTATAAGGAAAAGATCCAAGAGTTACAGCAGCGAATACAAACAAATACTGTATACCAATCAGGCACCCCTACTGCCAGTTATTCCTTATCAACGCCCCCAGCACCTTAG